TTATATTATCATACAAATCGTTTTTTATTCTAAAATAATTTCTATCACCATATTGATGTTTAATACCTTTATTATCCTTATCGAATAATTTTGATGTTTCTATTAAAGTATGGCAAACATCTTCGCTTAATATATTATCATAACATTGTATAAAAGATTCAGTCATTGATTAATTGTATTACCTTTGCCAGAATTTTTTTTCATATTACCTAAAAACTCATTCCATTCAGTTCCTGCTCTTCGCATAACTGTTTTCGAACCAGATACAAATCCAATAGGTTTAAATACATGATAGATATTGTCATCTAACAAAATTTCTTTTAATTCTTCTAAAGAACAAACGATATCACGTTCTTCATCACTAGATATATTTTTTAATGTATATGTTGGCATGATTTACTTCGCTAATAGATTTGGATAAACTTCTTTTATTAAGGCTTTTGTAACACCTGGTATTGGTTTTTTGTTAATCATATCGATTACACATTTCGCATCTTCTGGATGTATAGCCTCAAGTAATTGGATAAAAATTGATTCTCTTTTCCAACTTGGCATATTATCACCGACTCCACCTTTAACAAAGTACTTCAATTGAACGTTTCTTCTTAAAAAGCTAGATGGTGTATTATGAGGGTCGCTAGCCGTGTAAGGTGGTGCACCTGGTGGGAGGTTCCATACTAGAGTATCATCTAACGTACCTTTAAAAATATCTTGTATTGCCCAATTTACATTGGCTTTTAATATTCCAATCTTTTCTTTTTTGCTCTTAGTATTCTTTAACTTTTCTAGTACTTCATAAACCATAAGTACAGACATAATATAACTCCTATAAATTTAAACTATTTTTATTTATATAGTATACTATAACTACAAATAAAAGTAAATACCTTTTACCACTTTACTTTTGTGAAAAAACATAGTATAATATAATGTATAAATAAATGTATAAACTAGAAGATGCGATAATGAAATTAGATGATATATTAGAAAATTGGAAAATTGATTGTGAAATATCTAAGACACACTTAGATGAATCCTCAAGACAAACCCCCATGCTACACGCAAAGTATTTAGAGATGCTTATGAAATCTAAACTTATGCTTAAAAGGCTGGAGTTCCAACAGAAAGTATTATTAAGACAAAAGTGGGAATGGTATAATGGTAAAATGGACCAAGATACTATTGAAAAACTAGGTTGGAAACTAGACCCTCTTAATGGACTTAAAGTTATGAAAGGCGATATGAATCTTTATTATGATTCTGACCCTGACATTCAAGAGTCTGAAGAACGAATTCAATATTATAAAACCATTATAGATACATTAACAAATATAGTAGATACATTAAAATGGCGACATCAGACACTTCGGAATATGATAGATTGGAGAAGGTTCGAATCGGGCTCATAGACCATGCGAACCTTCAAATAGATTGCGATCGTTCAACTGCTTATGAACTTGTAGAATTTTTTTCTTTCTTTGTTCCTGGATACAAATATATGCCAGCATTCCGTAATCGTATGTGGGATGGAAAAATAAGATTGTTTGACCAAAACGGTAAATTGCCTGCTGGATTATATCAACACCTTTTACACTTCTGTAATACCAATCAATATGATGTCGATATATATGATACCAAATATGGTAATCCATCTAATGTAGAAGAATTAAATTTTGATGAACTTGTTAATTTTATAAAACAATTAGAACTACCTTTTCCATTAAGAGATTATCAGTTTGAAGCTGTAGTTAATGCTCTTAAAAAGAAACGTGCGATATTAGTATCACCTACTGGTTCAGGCAAATCGCTTATCATTTATATACTTATGAGATATTGGTTACAGATGCTAACAACAGGGTGGAAATACCCAAAAGCAGGTCGTGTGTTAATAGTCGTACCAACAACTTCTCTTGTTGAACAAATGTATAATGATTTTATTAATTACGGTCATGATGAAAAAGCAATGCATAGAATATATTCTGGCAGAGATAAAGTTGGCGATTGTAGTATCTATATAAGCACATGGCAATCTATATATAAATTACCGAAGGCCTGGTTTAGTCAATTTGGTATGGTTGTAGGTGATGAGTGTCACGGATTTAAATCGAAATCGTTAATGTCTATTATGAATAAATGTTCTGAAGCCCCATATCGTTTCGGAACTACTGGAACCCTAGACGGGGCTTTAACTCACGAACTAGTACTGCAAGGATTATTCGGTAAAGTTATGAAAGTAACTACAACCAAGTCATTACAGGATAACGATACTCTTGCTAAATTAGAAATCACTAGATTAATTCTAGACTATGATAAAGATATAAAGAAGAATTTTGGTAACAAAAAATACCATGAAGAAATTGACTATATAGTTACACATGAGAAAAGAAATAACTTAATTGCTAATCTTACAATAAAACAAAAGGGAAACTCTCTAGTATTATTTCAATTCGTTGAAAAACATGGTGAACCTCTATTTAAATTAATAAGAGAAAAAGCAGAAGAAAATAGAAAAGTATTTTATGTATCTGGTAATATAGATACAGCAGATAGAGAAGCAATAAGAAAGATTACAGAAACACAAGAGAATGCTATTATCGTGGCTTCTCTAGGAACATTTAGTACAGGAATAAATATAAGGAATCTACATAATATTATATTTGCATCCCCAAGTAAATCTCAAATAAGGGTGTTACAAAGTATTGGTAGAGGTTTAAGAAAGAGTGATAATAATAAAGCGACTAAACTTTTTGATTTGATTGATGATATTAGTTATTTAGGTCGTAAGAATTTTGCTTTGTTACATGGATTTGAAAGATTAAAAATTTATGATAAAGAAAAATTTACTCATAAAACATATAAGGTGGATATATAATGGATAAATTATTAGATAAAAATATAAAACAATTTAAACTCAGTAATGGCGATGAAATAGTTTGTGAGATATACCAATACCCCGATGATGAATATGAAGAATTGATAGCAACTAAGATAATGGAATTACGTTTCGTGGATAACTATATGGCGGCCATACCGAATAAATATTATGCTTTACGGCCCTGGATGTCTTTCTATGATAATGTAAATTTATTATACTCTCTCAATCCAATGCATATTGTAGGTGAAGTTACTCCGTCGGTTGATTTGAAAAAGCTTTACTTCAAATCTCTTTCTATATTAGAAAAACAAATAAAAGAAGGTGACAATCATAGATTGGTTGTAAGGTCTGATTCTTTAGAGGATGAGGGCAAAGAGGATGAAGAAGAAAGATTAATGGAGGAAATGTATCGAGAAGGTCTCGAAGGTAGAGGTGAAGATGAATTTGATTTTGAATTAGAGTTGGATAATCCAGATGATAGTTCCGCACCGGAAGATAATATTATCAAGTTCAAATTAGATAAGAAGTTACATTAGAGTGTTGGAAAAGGTTCTCTACCCATTGAGCGAAGAACCTTCTTTATTATACTATAACTTTTAAACAATGTAAATACTTTTTTTAAATTAAATTAAAATAAAAAAGATATTTACTTTCGATTAGAAAAGAAGTATAATAATCCCATACATTAAGGAATTACATTATGGTTAAAAAAAGAAAATCTATTCACTATGTTAACAACAAAGAATTCTCGACAGCTGTCGTAGAATATGTTAAGTTGGTTAATGAAGCTAAAGAGAACAGAGCAAATCAACTTCCAATAGTTCCAGACTATATCGCTATATGTTTTATGCGAATAGCCGAAGGATTATCACACAAGTCAAACTTTGTTGGTTACACATATCGTGAAGAAATGGTTATGGATGCGGTAGAGAATTGTTTAAAGGCTATATTGAATTACAATATAGAAGCAGCAACTCGAACAGGGGCTCCAAATGCGTTTGCGTATTTCACACAAATAACATGGTATGCTTTTCTTAGAAGAATAGCTAAGGAAAAGAAACAGCAAGATGTAAAGATGAGATACCTTTCTACTGCAGGTGCAGGCGATTTCTTATCTACTGATTCTATTGCCAATAATAATATGGGCGACCAAGTGATAAATCATTATGTAAATGTTTTACAAATGAGAATAAACACTGTTAAGGAAAAGGATAAGGTAATTAAAGCATTTGTTGTTAAAGATAAAAAGGCAACAAGAAAGAAAAAAGTATCACTTCGTGATTCAGATCTAAGTGAGTTCTTAGCATGAAGATTGCCGTATTAAATGATACACACGCAGGTGTTCGTAATGCTTCAGACATATACTTAGAAAACGCAGAAACATTCTATAGTAAAGTATTCTTTCCAAAATGTGAAGAAGAAGGCATAACACACATATTACATTTAGGCGATTATTATGACCACCGTAAGTTCGTAAACTTTAAAGCACTTACAGAAAATCGTAAAACATTTCTAAACATTTTAAGAGAACGTAAAATGACTATGGATATTATTCCAGGTAATCATGATGTGTATTATAAGAATACAAATGATTTAAACTCTCTTAAAGAATGCTTAGGTCATTATATGGATGAGGTTAATATTATTATGGAACCTGAAGTTAAACAATATGGTTCTCTTAAAATTGCTTTATTACCTTGGATATGTGCTGAGAACTATGATGATTCAATAAAGTTCATAAAGAAATGTAAAGCTGATTGGTTAGGCGCACACTTAGAATTAAATGGATTTGAAGTTCTAAGAGGTGTTATGACACACGAAGGCATGGATCCAGCTTTATTTAAGAAATTTGAATTAGTTCTAACAGGGCATTTTCATTGCTCATCCAGGAAAGATAACATTTGGTACTTAGGTTCACAAATGGAATTTACTTGGAATGATGCTCATGACCCAAAATACTTTCATATAATTGATACAGAAACAAGAGAAGTAGAAAAGGTTAGAAATACACATACACTATACCATAAGATTTATTACGATGATAGGTAAACAAACTATCTAGAATTTGATACTTCTGTATT